CCTACTGTACATGTTGTAGGGTTTGGTTCTGGTAGGTTTAAAATAAAATTTTCTTTGAAGATGAGTAGCTCTTTGTTGTCATATAATATTTTTATATTACTATTTTCTTCTACAAACCGTTCTTCCTTAATAAAAGCTAATATATCTAATATGTTATTAGATTTGCATATAGATATAAATAGATCTAGGAATTCCTTATTTCTGTTATTTTCAGATAAATAAGTTAGATCTGCAACATGATTATAGCTTACCATTTATAGGAGTAATTACGTCATACGTAGAAAATCTCCATCGTGTACCTATAGAACCAATTTTAGTATCAGAAGCATATTGCGCAGAATCTGCACTAACAATATTATATGGTATACAGTCTTTGTATTGATATATTTTACGAACAACAGGAGAGCCACCAGAGGAACCAAATAATATTGACTTAAAAGTAGCTCGATTAGTTAATTCTTCTTTAGCTATAAAATATATTGTTACAGTTGTAGTCAAATCAATATCATCAAAGTTACCATGTACGCTATATAATTGAATCCATGGTCTTATTATTGTATCTACAAAACTAACGTTAGTTTCAGAAAATGCAATATTTAAACCTGTGTCAGGGTAATCTCTATTATCAACAAAAGGACCTACAGGTAATAAACCGTTAATTAATTTTCCTTTATTAGTTACAGCTAATTGCTCTGTAGTTAACACAACCTCGGTTGCCAGATACATAAACTCCCTACCTGATATATATCTTTCATATACTGATTTAGACTTATCAATACCTAAAGGCTTACTACCTTGAGTTATACCTAAATCTCTTTGGTTCTGATCAGTAAGAGCAGGCGGTAGATTATCTATCTTTACTAAGAATAAATTTTGGGAAGCAGGAAAGGTAGAGAATTCTTGTAATAGTTCGAAGAAAGATTCTCTTAAATTCCTTTTTTCAAGAGAAGGAAGAGTAACATTTGGGCGCCCGGAGGAGCCTAAAAATAGATCAAATAAACTCATTTAAAGTATTTAGGGTAATTAACCTAATACTGCACCAGCTAATTTACCAATTGCATTGACTGCTGTGTTTAATTCGTTATCTCTTCTAAAGAACTGATAAGCCATAGTAATGGTTGTTGTTGCAACTTCTCCACTACCTGACATAGAATAACTAATATCACCGCTGTTAACTGGAAATACACCAAACAATTTATATGTACGTAATGGCTCAAACTTAGTATCAAGTTGTACTAAAGTAATGGTGCTATTGTTGTGAATAACACCATCACCAGTAGTTGTTTCATCATTAAATGTTTCTGTGATCCAGTTCTCCATGGCAACTCTAGTATTAGTTGTAGCGTCGCAATAGAAGTCAATAGTAAACCCAGCACTGTTATTATAAGATACCGTACCAGGGATACGGAAGGTAAAACCGTTATATGGAACCTCTTTAGGTGAGATTTGCTTTCCAGGAAGTGTTGCTGTTGTTGCGTACACTAGGTCGTCTTCCGTAAAAACAGGTACACCTTTGTTAGAGACGTCTAATACACGAAACTGAAAGTCACGTGCAAAGTCTCTCGTTTGAGCTACCTTATAAAAGTCTTGAATTGTTTGTTTAATATCAGCCATGATGTTATAATTATTTAGTGTTTACTTATTATTATTGACCTACTATCTCCTCGAAATTAACATCTGTGTTAACAGCGTAGAAGTTAACTAAGATAAACTCTGCAGCGCGAACTGGTTTTAAGTAGATGTCTACTCTTAACTCGTTCTGGTCAATAACACTAGCAGGATTATTCCTGTCATCACAAACAATAAGGTAATCATAAACACCTTCTGTTTGCTTACAGTTTTCAAATATAGGTGTTAATGTATTAACAACCTTATTTCTTGTTAAGAACGTATTAGGTTCAAAGACAAAGAATTTCAATGTCTGCCGCGTTCTTTTTTCTAAATCGAGGAACAATCGACGAACATTAACTCGATCAAATGCCGTTGGTTTTCTTTGTAAGGTCTTCTGACCAAATACAACAATACCTTCTGCAGGGAATTGTGTAACAGGGTTAATTGCGATCCTGTATAATTGATCCCTTTGACGTTGAGTTGGACTTATTGCGATATCATTTACTCCTGATACAATCCCACGATTAAAACCAGCAGGAGCGAACCAAGGAGCAAAGTTTGCGTCATTGTTAGCATATATCTTAGCCACGACACCAGAGAACGGAATCCATACTTGCTTACCGCTAGCTCCATCATTGACTTTTGCCCAGTTACCATACGTTGCAGCATAATTACTATTAGCAGTACCGAACTGATGCCTTAACGGCCAATAGACGTGTTGGCTAAATGTTTTAGCTTTATCATCAAGTACCTTCTGATTAGCTCCTTGAACAACTAATGGTCTCAGAGCATCTGCGATAAAGATATGATCTTTTCTAGTTTGACGTGCAAATGTCTCAAATGCATTGAAAATAGTTCTATAATCATCTCTGTACCCCGCGAATACCCCAGTGGGATCTTTCATAGTAGCATCAGTTGTATAGAAACCAGTTGAATTGGTACTATCACCAATATTAACGAAAGAGGTATCATCATAATTACTATCTTTACCAAAAGCATGAATTGTACCTAACCCAGCTTCTACTGTAACGTCAATTGTAAATAAATCAATATTTGAAGCTATATTAAATATTCTATCTAATTTTGTACCAACTTGACCAATATTCTTAGATGTTGTATTCAAAGAGGTACCATAATTACCTAATGGAAATAATCCTTGAGTTCCAGTATAATTTTTATGCGCAGTTGTTTGACCAGTAGCAGTCATATCTGTACGAAGAGCCTTTAAAATACCTGCATTAGTATTATTATCGTGAATCGTTCTTACAAACTTTTTAGGAGCGCCTCCTGCAGCAGTCCACTCTGTATCGGTATTGCTAACACTAATATGCTCATTGACTAGAATTTTAATATTAGCAGAATTATCTTCAACACTACCTATGAAAAATGGTAACTTTGAACCACCGTTTTGATTTTGTATCTTCCGGGCCGAGTTTAAAGATCCTGTATGTTTTTCTGCTAAGAAAGTAGTTAGCTCAACGGATGATTTATTAAACGGAGTGTTTCGTACTTTAAATATCCCTAAGTTAATAGAATCAATAAATTCTGGACCGAGTTCAAATGATGATAAATCTTCAAGAGATCTACTAGTACTATCTATATCTTGTGTAGCCGCGGCTGATAGGGTAAATTCTAATCTCGAATTTGGAATTGTTGTAAAATCAGCGGGCTGTTTGTCGTCAGCTGATGTTGTAGTATAGACATGTTTAACGGCGTCAAATGGTGTCGCAGGATTACTATGAGAGTTATCAGAAATACCGACATAATACCCTTCAAACCCTTCGTTAGTTGTTACACTTGATTTATTTAAAATAACTATACCAGCTTTCGCTAGATCTGTGGAACCACCTGTAAATCCTGCATCAGCACCACCATTCCCGGATTTATTCCATGTAATTTGACCTTCGTTAATAGCATTATATTCATCCTTATTTAAATCTACTAAAGTAGGCTGACCAATAACATAATAATTACTAGAACTTAAATCAGTAGTACCGGTATTAAGACCGCTCAAACCGGTGAGAGAGGCATAAAATTGACCAGACACTAATGTATTACCTGTTGCAGTTAATGGCCATAATTCTGTGTTTGCTGCTAGGACAGCTGCCGTTGCACTAACTCCTTGAAAGCCAATGGTCGGAGTGAAACTACCACCACTGTAGTTAATATAAATAAACTCATCATTACTGTCTTTTAAAATTATCTCAATACCGACATTAGTTGATGTAACTACAGCTGTTTCAGTTCTGTTAGTTTTTAGGACAAGACCACCAGCGTCCACGTTTGTTGATAAGGCAGAAACAGTTGAGGTTTTTGCTCCGACAACTGGATAAGTTAGAGCAGAATAAGTGTAATCACCTGCTGTTGAACCATACGGTAACCGAGAAGCATAAACATTTGCATCACTCTCGAAAACTTGCTTAGCGGAGTGATAAAAATATCTCTCAGCTGCGGTTGTAGGGCTTCCATAAATTTCTTCGAATTCTGCAAAGGTACCAACGTTGAAAATTTCATCTGTAGGCCCTTGGTTTGAGAATCCTGCAATGAATACGCTCGTCCCTAGTGCGGCTGCGGGACGCTGGGATAAGTCAATTTCCCTAATTTCTACTCCTGGTGATTGAATTGTTCGTCTACTCATATTGTATACCTTTACAATTATTTATTGATTTCCAGCTTAATAAATTAGTTGAATTGTTAAAATAGGCGTTATAATATAAATACATGAAGGGAATTATCTTAGCTGGGGGTACAGGCTCTCGAGTATATCCGAGTACTAAAACTACTTCCAAACAACTACTACCGGTTTATGATAAACCTACAATTTATTATCCGCTTACTACTTTAATAAAATTAGGTATAACTGATATAATGATTGTAACAAACGGCTTGGCGTATTCGAGCTTGTGTAGTCTCTTTAATCAAACTAGTACTATTAAGGCTTATCTTGGTATTAATTTTACTTTCAAGGTTCAAGTAACTCCAAAGGGTATTGCTGAGGCTCTTATTATAGCAGAAAAATGGCAAGGTTCAGATGATGTTTGTTTAATTTTAGGGGATAATATTTTCACTGGTATTAAGAAACCTAATATAAAATATGGAGCTGGAGTAGTAAGTTACAGAGTATCTAATCCATCAGATTATGGTGTAATTAAAGTAGATGATTCAGATAAAGTAATTTCTATTGAAGAAAAGCCAGATTCTCCACTCAGTAATGACGCAGTTACTGGTATTTACTTCTATGATGATACTGCAGGAGAGAGAGCAAGAGCATTAAAACCATCAGCTAGAGGGGAATTAGAAATAACAGATTTAAATAAGAGTTACTTAAATGACGGAGAATTAACTCATACTCGATTAGATAGCAATTACGCATGGTTTGATACTGGTAATCCAGATGAGATGTTTGCTGCTTCTATGTATGTAAAGTCTATTCAGGAGAGAACTAACTCAATGATAGGTTGTATTGAAGGAGAATCTTGGAGGCAAGGAAATATTACAGAAGAAGAATTTAAAAAAATTGTTAAAAAAATGCCTGACTGTTCTTATAAGACAAACGTTGCAATGAGTTACTTTTGGGGTTAAGTAATAATATGAACGATCATATCTGCTTGACGTATAAAGAAGCAGTAGCGATTGTTGTTTTTATGATACTAATAGCGTATCTAGATTAATATGAGTAAAAAACAGAAAATTATATGGGGTATCGTTATATTAGGAGTTGTAATATTAAATTGTTTGCTTGCAGCCAAGTACTTAGTGTAACCTAAAAAATTATGAAAGAATATATTAAAGCATATGCATTATTTATCGTGTTAGTTATAGCCAGTTTATTTGGTACTGGTTTTGTTATAGGTATCTTTATGGCTGCTACAGGTAATACTAATATAAACCCTGATAGCTTACAATCTCAAGCTTGGTTTAATATTCTTATTTTTATGAGTTTGTTTGCCTGTGGTTTTTTCTCCTTCAAATTTACTGTGGATAAATTTTTAATAGATAAGTAATTACACTTATGGCTGATAAAGACGCTAAACACCCTGAAAATGTTTCTGGTCAATATTACGTAGATGAAGACTGTATAGACTGCGATCTATGTAGAGAAGAAGCTCCTAATAATTTTACTCGTCAAAAAGAAGAAGGATATTCATATGTCTTCAAACAACCAGAAAATGATGAACAACATGCTGATTGTGTGACAGCTATGGAAAATTGTCCTGTTGAAGCAATCGGTAAGGACGGAGATTAAATTAATTTAGATTCTAGTCTTGTAAATTCAAACGTAGCGGTTGCTGCAATTTCAGATTCACTATTATAGTCCCATTGTATTTCAGACAATTGGGTTGGAAATGCTCCAATATAATCCCATTGAATTTTTCTATTATCATATTCATCTAAACCATAAACTGTTAAATTGGAAGAATATATTGGTAACACAGTTCCTGGTTTTTGGTAGGCAATAATTTCATCTGCATTAACAGTACCAGTCTTTACATCATTAATTACATCTAACCATTTAAATATAGCCCAGTAGTTTTTATATTCGTTATCAATTCTAAATTGTAAATTTAATGACCCATAAGCCGGGCGAGCATGTGAACTTATTTTAATACTTTGCGCACCATATGGTAAGGTTTGTTCTGGTACACTAATAGATGGAGTCACAGTACCTGCAATACTAATTTCCAAACTATTAGCATGTATACGGTTAGTATTTCTATCTACATTATCTGTAATTTCTTTTATACCTTCTGGTACATTTAAAACTAAAATAAATTTATCTTGTCTATTTTTATTCTGTGGTGCTTGATTCATAATTTAACATACCCTTCTTGTTCTAATAAATCCATATCAGTTAGGTCACCGTCGCCAAAAATATTTATGTCTTCAAAGTAAACTGGCGCGGGATTCCATGAATCATCTATATTCTGCATTTTATAGTCTTGTAGAAAATTACTAAACTTTTGATCTATATATGCTCCTAACTCTAACTTTGCAGGTCGTTGATTATCATCTATTTCTAATACATTATAATATCTTTGTACTACACTATTTTCTAATATTAATAAGGCCCATACTAAAGACATAACCCTGTCATCAAAATCAAACCCAGGTTGGGCCGCCCAAGAACCATTAGGATATCTTACGAAATTCTTAAGTTCTTCTACTGCAGCTGTAGATTTTAAATGAACACATTTAAGTTCATTTACCCAGTATCTCATATTAGTAATACCTTTATATTTTGTATTAGTATGAGCATAAATACCAAGCCTGTCATATTTAACTTGACCAACTTTAGGGGAATAATTAACAATATTTTTGTAATTGTATTGGTGATATAAATTATCTACAACCTGACCACCACAATTGTTTCTTTCTATACATACAGGAGGGGTTCCCCAATGATAACAAATATCTCTTACTTTAGTAGTAAACTCAAATGGGTTAATTTCATTGCTAGCATACTCTGCTACTTGAGTTATGTTTTGTAAGTCAGTAATATCTAATACTTGTATAGCGCTATAATTTTGTTGAACTCCTTCTGCAACATCAACACCTATAGTATATAAATGTTCTTTATTTGGTTCATCCCAAACACTATAACAACCATCATCAAACAAATGAGTTGGTACCTTTGTCTCACTTGTTAGCTTGGCGTAAAACGATTCATCAATAAAAGAGTCGCCAGTATCAAGAAACTTGCATTCAAACTCTTGCGCAAAGGCTTCTGTACTACCTATCGACTGTATAGTATCTCGTTTCCATTCTTCATCTCTCCCAGGAATTTCATCCCATAATATTTTCTCACCTCTCCAATTGCTCTTCCCGTTAATAGCATCAGTGTACAAATGAAAAAATAAATTATTACTCCCATTAGGGGTTGAAGCAACGAATATTTTAGATTTTTTTGAACTTGAAATAATAGGGTAAACAGATTTCCAAAAACTATCAACTAGATTATTAGGGATGAACGCAAGCTCATCTAGAATTAAAACATTAACAGATTCACCACGACCAGCGTCCGAACTCGTAGTACTGATTCCAATACTACTACCGTTTGCTAACTTCATAGAAGTTTTGCCGTATTCTAATACTCCTGGTTTTAAGAAGTTAGGTAATTTTTCGTAAGCAGTTCTTATTCTTGAAAATATATTAATAGCAGTTTGTTCTTTGTTAGCTACAATTAATATACGTTGATCTTGTTGAAAGCATGCGATCCAAAGAGCGTAGATTGTCATCATTGTAGTTTTACCGGTCTGTCTTGAAGCAAGACAAGCTACAAATCTATTATCTCTTAAACTACGTAAAACTCTTTTCTGACAAGGGTATAAGTCTATTTTTATTTTACCTTGATCTAAATTTACAATATAAAAAAAGTTCTCAGCGAAGTGTAAAATATTTTGTTTTGCTTTTTTGAGATCTTTTACCATCTCAGGAGTCCATTCGAACTCCATATTAGCGTTAGGTAAGTTTTTATTACCTAAATAAAATTTATCTTCTTTTTTTTGCCTCGGCACTATAAATATTTACATGACCGATAAAGATTTACTCTCTATTAATGAGGCCTATGCGGCTACCCAAAAGGCCGTTAAAGAGCCTGTAAATGAAGCAGCGCCATTAGTAGCGCTTGGTGTTGGAGCAGCTAAAGCAGTAGGTAGAGCTGCTGCAGTTAGTTTGGCGAAAAAAGCTTTAAAAAAGAAAGATACTAAAGAAACTTCAGAAGAAGTAAAATGTGATCACTGTAATGGTACAGGTAAGCATGGAGAAGAAGACTGTACGAAGTGTAATGGTACAGGAGTTATTCAAGAAAAAGCTACAGACCAGCGCCCAAAAGACGAAGTAAAAGCTGATGATGTTAGTAAGGATGTTGGAGATGTTAAAGGAGAATTACAGGAACCTGTTGAAGCAGGAGATGCTGGAGAGGAAAAAAAGACTAAGAAAGAGGAGAAATTGGCTAAGGAGAGTATAAATAATTCTAACAAAGGTAATATTATGTCGGAAGATAAATCAATATTTGACAAGCTCTATGAGAGCGTAATGGGAGAAGACGACGATTTTGAACTTGGTATCCCAGGTGATGATGACGGTCTTGATATGGGCGACGACGCTGGTTCAGAAGAAGGCGGAGACGTTACAGTTACATTAACAGCAGATCAAGCAGATTGCTTGAGAGCAATTATCGATCAACTCGGTGGAGGTGACGATGAAGAAGAAGCTGGTGATGTTGGAGACGAAGACCCACTAGCTGATACTGAAGATGAAAATTTTCAAGAAGACACAACCCACACTAAAGACGGTAGTAAACCTGGAGTTGATCCATCTGATGGTGGCGGTATAACTGCTAAAGCTCATGAAGATGGTCTAGGTGGAAAATCTTCTGGTGATGGCTCGCAACCTGTTACCGATGAAATCGACGGTGGTAAAGATACTGGTGAAGGTAAGAAGCCAGGTCATGCTAAGAACGCAGGTAAGCCTGGTAAGCAAGCAGTGTAACCGATAAATATAACAATACCTTTAAAGGGCCCCTTGCTTGCAGGGGGCTTTTTTTATTAAATAATTAAAATGTTTAAAAAGATATTTCTAGAACTTCTTAGACAGCCTCATAAGACAAAAAATGTGTTAAATAGTAGACGTTTCAAAGGATCTACTGGTTTACAAGGGCGAAAAGGGGGTAAGATGAACCTATTACCAGATGTTCATAGAGCAGAAGCTAATTATCCACATAAATTAAAACAACTTAAAAAAATGGAGTCTGGGATGTTTTTGTTAAGTGATAAAGAAGTACAAATAATAAAAGAACTATTTAAAATTACAGACCTTGAAAAAAGAGGTTCTCGTAATTTAGGTAACACTGGTATAACATTTTATATTGCTGATAACAAATATTATATTAAAAAATAATGGGAGCTTTTCTCACAACAACTATTAGTGCTATAAAGTATTATGAGGATGCAGAAAATACTACTCGTTTTAATTATAAATTAAACGGTACTAATGAGAGAGATCAGACATATAAAGTTTGGTGGAAAGAACAAATCCGCTTATATGGTACTGAGATAGATTATTATTCCCGGAATTTTGAGTTAAGTGCAACCGATAAAGTATACGGAGAAAATACTCATCAAGGATACCATCCAAAAGCTACATTTGTTATGTTAATGAATTTGACTGATGGTTCTCTTACTTACTCTCAATATGGTCTCGTGTCAGACGATGAAATAGATGCTGTAATTGATATTAGTACTTTTCAAGAAAATTTATCATCAACGTTTGGTTCTGTATCTGCAGCCATGCCTAAATCAGGAGATGCATTTCAATTAATTGAATATGGTTCTATAGATCGACCCGGCGGTAAAAACGGTAAAATATTCGAAGTCACCGAACGGATGGATGAGATGATTAATGAAATAAATCCATTACAAGGGCACTATGTATTTAAATTAAAAGCCAGAAGAAACGACCATACCTTCTTACCAGGTATGGACGCTGAAGCTAAGTCTACTATGGTTTCAGATACTTCAGGTGTTGGTCCTTTAACTGCTATTGAAACTGATTATATAAATGACTTAGATACCGAACAGGAATCATATTTTGATTATGGTTCTAACGATGATGTATACGGGGACTACTATTAATAGTTTCTGGTTCTTGTTTATATTCGTATTCTATATCCTTCAATACTGAATGAAACCTCTCACTTATATATTTGTTTATAGGAATAGGTTTTAAACAATCCTTATTATGTCCCATTTTTTCTGCTTTTTCAGAAATAATATTTACTGCTTCATATAAGCATAACCACCTCGCGAGTGGTGAGTAGTCCGTCGTTGTGTTATTTGTCATATATTATATTTGTTGGTAATATTGAAGTTATATCAATTAGTACATTATTCTCTGCTCCACACGTACACGTAAAATCATTTTCTATTGATAGATCTATATCAACATTATTCACTTTTTTACAACCTTGACACTCTATAAGTACTGTATTTTTAGCTGCTAATTGCGCAGCTAATAATGCTTCTTTTTCTAATTGTAAGCGAGCTATATATCTAAGAATATTATTATACAATATAAAAAATATTATTTGTAAAGCTGCTGTTAAAATAGTAGCTTTTATGAAAGAAGGTATAGTAGGGTAAAAGAAATAATATATACCTCCTATACTACTTGAAATTACTATAAGGAAAATTAAACTACGAATTATTTGTGCCATCATGATCTAAATCGTCAGCTACCGATTTTATAAGATCCTGAATTTTTTGCAACTTATTATTTACAGATACCTGAGTTTTTTCATCCGAAGTAACTGTAGGGTTTTCGAATAATTGATTTAAAAGATTGGTAGCGTCAGATATACTCTTAAACGCTGATCCTAATTGTTCTACCGCGTGATCTCCTGGAAACGGTACTAGGGTAGCCTTTACTTTATTGTAGGTTTCTGGACTGGCTTTCGCGATGTCAGCAAGAGTTTTTGTAGTTGGTCGAACGTGTCTAGACTTCACGTCCTTCCAGTACTTGTTTGTGTACATATATAAATCTTCGAAAAGTATGCCTTTCATCATAAGTATTTAATAAATACTTACATGGGAAAGTTTAAAAACAAATTTTTATCTTTATTAAAAGAAGATGAAGTACCAGCAATTGATGCGGGACCTGAGGATGATGCCCAGTCTTTCGCAGGAAGCTTAGATAAACCAGAAAATGCTGAGGACTTCGAAGATGTACAAGACAATCAACCTAACACGGCTCATGAACTTGAGCAGTTACAAGAATGGGTCGGTAACATTGACGAAGTCATTGAGTATTTGAATGGTGGTACTGATAGTGTTTTAGGTTATTTGCGAACAGATAATAAAACAGGTACAATCTTTGATGATGTATCTGATGCTACTAAAAGTGAAATTTTAGATGTCTGTGAAAGACTTGCTAGTCTTAATCAAATATTCAAGAACCTTTATATAGAAAAACATAAATAATTATAACTATGGCTGATTCAACTAAAAAAACAACAAAGGAATTAGAAGCGATTGTGGAGAAAGAATCTGCAGAAGCTGCTAAAGCAGAACAAAAAGCTCTTGAGGAAGAAAAAGAATTGAAAGCTGCTAAAGAAGCTCTCGCGAAGCGAGTTGCTGCTGAAGCTGGTACTCCGGTAAATACAAATAAAAGTACTTCAGTAGATCAGGAAGCTTTACAAGCAGCTTGGGACAGACATTGTATTCGTTTTGGATTTAATCGATCTAAACCAATTCCGGGTGATTTTAAAATTAATAATTAATACTAATATATCATGTTAACACGTAACACACATACAGAAGCAAAAAGAGCTAGCGCTGGTAATTCTACTGATAAAATTGATCTAGGTATATATGATGGGCTCATTATTACGTCTAGTCTGACTGGTGTTGTTACCGCCTACATGGCAACGGAAGATGAAGTAGACGAATATGGTCATACGATTCCATTTACAACTGGTTTAGAGTTCCCAGCCAGTACTGCCGCTGGTACGTATAACATACGGCTTGCTTCTGTAAAATGCGCAACTGCAGCTGATGCGAAGAAATTAATTGTATTTAGGTGATCTTAGTCAGAAGGAGTTTACCTTTTAATTCATCATAACTGTTTTTTACAATAAACTGAGATTCAATTGAGTCTCGGTTTATTTTTTGACATATATCATTAAAGTCTTTAAACGTTTTAAATTCTTCAGGCCATATAAAACACTTCTCACCTTGGCTTAATAAAGACTTTGTTTTTTCTTTAGCGGTAGTATCGCACCATTGATTATCTAATACCCATATTCTTTTATGAAACGGTTTTTGAGATATTTGCTTTTCTTGTCTTTTAGTAAAAAGAGCCCTACCTCTACTTATACCTCCTACCGCTACTCCATTCTCTACAAAAAAACTATCAATAGGTCCTTCAAATATAAATATATTTTCTACTTTATTTTGTATATTATCAAAATTAAAAACAGTTTTATCTGCTCCAATCTTAGATAGATATTTGGGCTTAGTATCTTTTTTATTCTCTTCTAATTTACGAGACTGATAAAATAAAATATCTTTATCCTCATAGAATGGTATTATTATTCTATTCTTATGTACAAAATCATTTCTACAAAACCATAGAGATTTAGGTTTGTTTATTGCAGTAAATAGTCGTCTTGTCTTACATGTACTAATTGCATGCTTTACCATTGTCTCATGACCGTAAAAACTACATTGAGTTTTATCATATAAATTAATACAATCTCCAGGTAAAGAAGGAGGAGGCTCAGCTATAGTTAAATCATTTTCTTTCTCAAAATGAGGAACAGTGAAGGAATTAAATGATTTAGATTCTTGAACAATCTCTACATAATTCTTCCCAGTTACTTCTTGTACCCATTTTACTGGTGAACCAGACCAACCACAATTATGACAGAAAATATAATCCTCTTTTACTACAAAATATAAACGGCGCTTCTTACCCCAAGATTTGCCCTCTCTACACGTAGGGCACCCACCTTCATATACGTTAGTAATTTTCTTGTACTTAGGATAACCTGCATACTGAAAAAACTTTTCTACTACGTACTCTTGAGGTACTAATTCGCTAATCATCTACTTTTGTAACAGATACAGGAATCTTAGTTATAAACTGGCCAGTTTTAGGGTCAGTATAATGAGCTTCCACTCGTATCTCGTCTCCGACTCTGACATTTTTAATGACAGGTCTAGCAGTTTCTCCTGATGGAGCTACAATAGCTCTAGGTTGTGTTGGTACATGCATTTTGTATAGCCTTATTAATAGTATTTAATAAATGTTCGTTGTTATCGAACGAATTTCTCCATGAGGTATAGTTTCTCACTATAGACCATAAATTTAACTCTTTCGCTTGTTTGAGAAAAGTAGTAAAGTTAGTTGTATCATTTTCTTTTATTTCTTTTAATTGTTCTTCGTAGGCAGGTACCTCGTCCTCATAATGAGTATAGCCTTGTTTAAGATCCATTAGTTTCCAGTTGCGCTTATATATTTCAAATTGCTCTTCTGTTATAGCATCTCCTTTTACTAGAGCTGTCTCTTCTCCTTCAAGGTCTACTAGCTTATGCTCTAATTTAAGAAAACGCTTTATACCATATCTAGGTATACCTGGTATGTTATCAGATTTATCCCCAGTAATTGCTCTAAACGAAATATAATATTCTTTTTTTACTCCTGTATAATCCTCAAAATTATTTAAAGTTACTTCTTTCTTTTTTATTGGATTATATACAATAGTATTCTTGGAAACAGTTTGTAGTAAGTCTTTATCTGTTGTAATAACAATATTTAAACCAGGTAGTTTATGAGTTAAATAAGCCATTAGATCGTCTGCTTCCATACGAAGAGGGTATATATTATGAACCCCTAAGCAAGAAATAAGCTCTTGTATCTTCTCTGCGTATTTAAATACATTTTTAAACTTATCATCATCTCTACCTGCTTTATATTCTACAGTGGTTGCTTCTTTACGGAAATTAGTAGAAGGCCATTCGAGTTTTTTATCCCAAGTACAGTAAACGTTTTTTGGTTGGAATTTATCAACGTAAGATTTTAACGAACGTAAAAACAGAAAAACTTCTCCCGGGGAAGAAGATTCTTCAAGTTTATAATTACTAGTCCAAAATATACGGTAAAGTAAATTATTACCGTCAATTATTAGATTTCTTTTTCCACCAGTTTTTGTTTTCACTATACCACATTATAGTGTATCTCAAATCATCGGCAAATGTTTTTTCAGTTCCAGGTAGGTCTAATTGTTGATCGTTAGCAAACATCATACCTCGATATTGACTCGCTCTTAAAGAATACCTTAAATCATGGCCTTTTCTATCTTCTACATATGTAATTAATTTTTTTGGTTTCTTTAAAACTTCTAAAATCTGATCAATAATAGAATTATTAGTAACTTCAGAATCATAGTCCGGAGCAATATTATAAATTTTTCCAGATGTACCGTATTTTAATATATCGAAAAGCTTTCTGCAATGGTCTGTAACATAGATCCATTGACGTATATTTTCTCCTTTACCGTAAACTGGTATTTCTTCATTGTTAAGAGCCTTATTAATAACAACCGGAATTAATTTTTCAGGGTATTGTCTGGGTCCAAAATTATTAGTACATCTAGTTACTATTATATCTTTATTGTAGGTTTTATTAAAAGATAATGCTAACAAATCTGCGGCAGCTTTTGTTGCAGAATAAACTGACGATGGTTCTAAGCGGTCATATTCTTCACTTGGTGAACTATTAAATTGTAAGCTACCGTAAACCTCATCTGTACCTACCTGTATAAAACGCTGGTTATCATTTAATTGAGTTAATAGATTATAAACCCCGGTATAATTAGAGGTGATAAACGGAGTACCATCTTTAATACTATTATCTACATGAGATTCTGCGGCGAAATTAATAACATAATCATAACCCTTAACATTAGTAAAATTATTAATATCTTCATATATGATATTAAATTTATTGGTTGAATTCTGAAACATGTTAAACAGGTAATCGTCAGTACTTTTTGCTACACAATAACAGAAATTATCTAAAATTGTGATTTTACAATTAGAACATTCTTTGTAGAGTAATTCTACAAAATGACTACCTATAAAACCTAAACCGCCGGTGACTAATATATTTTTATTCTTCATTTTCTGGAGAAAGAATGCGATGTAAGGACTCTCTTTCTGTAGGGAACTCTATACCTACTTCTTTGGATTTTTCAGTAGACAGAATACAATTAGACCTATTGGTCTTAATATGTTCTTTAAGCCCTTCATAATCGATAAATTTCCAATTTGGGTTCCACATACCATATTTATCTAATATCTTAGTTACCTCTTTTGTATCTAGTGGATCTGGATTAACACAATTATAAATTCCAGTAGGTATATCCTGTCTATAAATTATATTACCTACTACAGTCGTTAGGTCTTCAATAATTGTTTTTGAATTAACTTCTTGTAGTAAATTGTTATACTTCAAAAGCTTTGTGAGATAGTTTTTACTCGAGTTAAAGTCACTACATACAGGCATACGTATCCTTAAGGTATATACATTAAGATAAGCAGCAAGACATAGTTCTGCTGCGTGTTTTGTCTTACTATACCAACTACTGTTACCGTTTTCTACACCAAAGTTAGGTTCATCCTCCTCTGTAAACGGAACACTAGATTTATCTATATCATCATATATGCAACCGGAGCTAATATTAATAATTTTTACATTATATTTTGCGCACTCATTTGCTAATAGCGTAGGGAAAGTTACGTTTAAATCCCAGCAATTTTGTTTATCTTCTTCACAGGCATCAACGTTCGGTTTACCAGTATAACCAACACAATTTATTAGCCATTTTTGACTAACATGATCTGGGGAACTCGTTTTAAACTCTGTCTCTAAACTATTAAAGAGAGTTCCTCTTAGAGAACCCGGGTTGTTATACTCATAACTATTGAGTAGTTTTACATCCCTATCTATAATTGTACCTACAAGGTGTTTGTACACCTGCTTACCTATATAACCGTTGCCTAAAACAATTATTTTATTCATTTGATTTACTTTTTTCTTCTTGTATGTTGTTAAAAAAATCTACATTACTTATTCTGCGTAATAATGTCTCTATAGCGTCGTAATCTTGAGCAGTTTTACCTGCGAGTATAACTACACTCTCACCTTTAGTATCATAACCTAATAGACAGAAAGATTTTAAATACTCGGATAAATAATCATTTATCATAGATAAATCTTCTTCATTGCCGTTGATCATATCATCAGCAGCGTTAATACTTGTTTTTAATAAGTTATCAAAATTCTTTGGTTTATTTTTTTTCACTTGGTATTATATTTTTGTCTATTAGTTTGGTTAAAATAACCTCCATACTATCAGTTTTTAGTTGTAAGTTTTTAAATTTATTTCCGTCATTTAATTCGAACATTAAATCTCCGTGCCAATCTCTATTTACATAGCATGTGATATATAGAGAAGATACTCTAGGGTCAATCATTACAGTCCATTTGCGACAATCATCCCTCGAGTATTCATTGAAGATTCTGTTAACAGTATAACCGTTGTCTCTCAACCGTTTAATAAAATAACCACAGGTTGTTACCTTATTTTTCATTAATTCTTATAACTCGTACTAACGAATGTAAGACGACTCTCATTTATTTCAAGCCGTATCATTAGCATTTTATATTCATTATTAATATACACTGTTGCACTCTCAAAGCTCAATGTTGATATTAATCTGAATAATTCTACATCGAGAATGAGCTCATAATCTAAATCATCTCCTTGAAATTCATCTGCAATTAAAGCGGTATAACTATCTACATTTTGTATTTTCTTATCAGAAAGCTCTGCATAAACACTTTTACCTTCCGTCTTTAAATAAACCTTGCTCGTCTCTGTAACAAATGGTAACGCTTTCAAAAGGGCGCTATTCTTTTGCTGAGTCAATTCGAAGTTAGTACCAAACTTTATACTATCAATTTTATCAAAATCAAAGGCACTTTTAGATTTTAAACTATCATCAAATAAGTGATATTTAAATCTATTATTATTGTTACTGTAAGTAATACAATTCCCACCTACTTTTAGATCTATAGAATCTTCATCTAAACAAGATAATATCTTAATTAATTTTATTGTATCTGGCAAACACAATACAGCTTCTTCTGAGCGATCAGGCCACTTTACTTCATACTCTGCCCGTAAGAAAATGTTTGAGTTGTTATGTACGACTGTAGTTATTTTATCATTAATATCTAATGTTGAAGATGGTGCTAATCTCGACACAGGGTTGAGAAAGCTTTTGATAAAATTATCTTTACTCTTTATTGGTAGAATCATTACTCATCGCCTTCGTCGGCGTAATATTGGTCTTTTAATTTGATTCTTATATTAATCTCTTTAGCGTTCTTTGCAACGTTACGTTCAATGAGATTAACAAATTTTGTAATTTGGGATTCAAGACTTGTAACCCTGTCAATTAATGGAGTTAGGTCTTGTTGTACAATTTGTTGTATTTGTGGTATTGGTGGAGGGGGTTGTTGTTGAGGTGCGACTGGCTGAGGAGGCTGAGGAGCTGGTGCTGGCGCACCGATAGGTCCTTTTTGGTAAATTTGATTATTAATAGGTATTTGCTTTAAAGCAGAAGCCTCTTGTACAATATTTCGGTTGACGGATTTTACATCAGCATTTACCTGATGTAGCATCATTTTTTCAATTATAGCTTCTTCCCTTTCTTGTGGTGTCATTTTATTATAAAAAGGGGAGGTTGCCCTCCCCCATAGTTGTTTAATCCAAGCTATCAAGTAACTCTTTCACCTTACTATCGTCTACTGGAGTACCTGGGGTTTTTGAAGTTGACTCAATATCGTCAAAGCTAATTTCATCATCGTCATCATCTACTTTAGTGGACGCTGTGCTTGAGGTTGGAGCTTCTGCTGGAGCTGACCCTCCTTCAATACCATGATAATGCTCATTTAACATTGTTTGCAGTTCTTCATAACTCTTCACTGGGAATACATTTTCAAGATCAAAGACCTTATCATATACATCCTTTACGCTATCTGCAGTAACACCAGGGATTGCGGCGGGAGCTGCAAATCTTGAACTTACATAAGTAGGATAACCACCTTGTTCTTCAACTTTGACCTTTAAGCTACAACCATTATCAGTTAGATCAAAAATACGCTCACCAAATTCATCAGCGTCTTCTCCTTCAATAGCATCCATCACAATCTTATGTAATTGCTTACCGAATCGAAGAATTTTAACCTTACCTTCATTTTCTGGATTATCTCCATCTTTTACAACATAAACGTTAATTAACCAATTCTCTCTACGGTTTAACGCCCTTGCTTTCTCTTTCTCTTCCTCAGTACCAGTACGAGAAAGTTTATAGCGAGCCTCAGCAATTGGATCTCTTTCACCCCAAGTCTGAGGACTAATAGCACTTTGGAATTGTCCAGTTGCTTCACTTACCCATCCATGAGAATAATAGTGAAAGAATGTCTTACTAGGGTCTTTCACGAAAGGCACTAGTCGCAATACATATGTATTACCTGTCTTCAACCGCATAATATTGCTAGTTGTGTTACTTCCTTGCGAAGGCTTGGCCAACGCGTCCTTGATTGATGCAAACATACTCGTCGTCATAATTTTATTATTTTATTTATAGTTTTTATAAGTTTTATACTCAACGGTTTGATTTTCTTCGAGAAAGTGAATCTCGTTCTCAAACTGCTCAAAGTATTATAAAACCTCTTGCAAGCAAATTCAACTATATTTTTTTCTAGATTAATTTTAGTTTCACACAAGTCGAGAGCTATTAAACTATAAAAACTCACATTACCTTCTTTTAAGTCTAAAATATAGTTTGGGTATATTCCTTTTTGTAATAATAGATAATCTTTACAGAATTTAATATTATTATCTGCACATTGTTGATAAATATATTTCATGCTATTTCTTAGCTGAGTAACATTAAACGGGTGATCTGGTTCTGTTAATTCAATTTCTTCGACATACTTTCTGTAAGTAGAGATAGCGTTAAATGTACTATAGAACTGTAAAGGTACATATTTTTCGGCATAAAGCTGATATGGGGCATTGAAAAATAAGTCGGGGTTAATTTTTTTATTTTTTAATGTCTTTGATACTTTTTTGATTAAAACATATTGCTCATTATCTATATTCTTAAAGTTTCTTCTCGGAGTAAACCCCTTTTGCTGTCGAGCTGTTTTAAGAAATGTATTATATATGTTTTGTTCGTATAAACTCAGCTCACCAACTGTACTCATAAATCAAGGGTATGTTTTTTTAAAAATTTTGTAATATACTTACTTTTATAAAGGTAAGGATCATGTTGTAAAAATAGCTTCACTAAATTAAAGTTACTATCTATTATAAGAGATTCCTTAAATAAATCTCTATAATTTTTTTCCTTTAAAACTAATAAAAAAACATTTGCGAGATTTAATTTCTTATTCTCGCAAATAGATACAAAACTACATAAGGATAAAAACTTATGTACTATATCTTTTTTCTCTAAAATTGTATACGGACTATCCATTTATCGGGGTAAATTGTTTACTTAAAGCTAGAACATTATCATTTAATTCTCCACCAGCAGCATACTCATGTCCTCCACCATCACATACTCTATTAGCAAACTTTCCTAAGTTAAGATCACACTTTCTGTTTTTGCGCAAATATACTCTATTGTTTTTTAAATTTATCATTAAACATACATCACAATCATTATTATCAATAATGTACTGACATAAATCATTTACATATTCATTAGCAAATGTACTAATAAATTTATATTCTTTTTTAGCTATAGTGAGGGTAGACTTATACAACGCAACTTCTTCTCTGAGTTTTTTAAATTTATAAAAATGAAAGCTAATTATTTTATTTTGCTCAGTTGTAAATCCGTGAAAACCAGACTCAAAATATTGAACGAAATTTTGTAATTTATTTCCGTTCTTATACCAAAACAAAAAATTTAATTTATTGCTTTCTGGAAATTTTAGTTCATAACAATCATAATCATTAACAAGAGCAACTAGTTTTTTCTGTTCAGTTGTTAAGTTAGCGTTTACTTTAAAGTGAGCATATAATAACTTGCTACAAGATGAACACTCTTTGTCTATTATAGCTGTAGCATTTTTATATTCTTCTTCATGAGATTTATGATGATCAAAAATTGTTACATTCTTTTTATCTATAAGATCTTTTATTTCAGTTGTATCTAAGTCAAAAAAGTATATACGTTTATAATCACTAATTTTATTCTTTTTTAACCACGCTAAAAACTTTTCTCGCAAAGAAGAAACTTTTAATGTTATGACTTTAGGTTTAGTTTGAGTATGCCAAGCATATACAAGATAGCTACAACACCCATCTAAGTCTAAGTCTGTAAATATTAGTTCCTCCTTAGCCATTGTATATATTTACACTACTCTTCCGAATTGTACAGCATCATCCTCTGCTGCATTTATATCGTCATTAACATTTAATTCATTATTTTCGGTTAGCGTTAAAGTATTATAATCTATACCAAGACGAGTACTACCGGTATTAGAACCAAAGCGATTTTTAATAATACCTATATGCAGAGCGTTGTCTTCTTCATCTTCTTCCGTCCTCCATATACTAATTATAGCGTCTGCAGTAGCTCCTAAACCATAACTCTCTCCAATAGACTCTAGCCCAGGTCCACCTGCATTATTACCATACCCAGTTCTATTAACCTGAGTAGCTGATATTACAGGGCATTCGAATGTATAAGACATAGCTCGTACTTGCTCTGATATACTTTTAATTCTTTCATATGAATTATTACCATGAGTACTAGCCATTAAATTTAAATAATCTAATACAATAATATCAGGTTTAAAATCCTTATTAATAAGCTTTTTAATGAACCCTTCTAATTGAGGTGGAGTAATAGAGTTAGGAGCAAACTCTTTAATTATCATATTAGCGCGCGGGTGAAGCATTTTAAACTTACCTACACTCTCTCTTAAGCTTTCAATATGTTCGTCTAAATGATTTATAGGTAAACCAGTAAGTCTTGAAGTAATTCGTTTACTGTATATCATCTCAGACATTTCAAGAGAGACTACTAAAACATTTTTACCTTCAGCTGCAGCAGTAGTAGCTATATTACTTAAAAATATAGACTTACCTACGTTAGTAGGACCAGCAAATACATACATACTACGACCATCTTCAAGGAAACCTCCACCTAATCTTTCATCTAACCAATCCCATCCGGTTTTAATTTTATGTTCTCTAGTAGTTAGGTTTATTATATGTTGTTCTAGATCGTTAAAATAATCATGCCCAACATTTGTAGTAATTGATATATTGCATGCCTTATTAAACTTTTCGTGAATACTCTTTACATCTCTTTCCTTACTATCAACAATATCTAAAAAGGTATTAAATACAGCTTGCTCTTGTAAGTATTTTTCAGTATACGAATATAAATCATCAGAAGTTAAATCTGACTCTATATCATTAATTAAAGTTTTACTTTTACTATAATGATCTTTTAACTGATCAGTATTTAAATATAATTCTAATTCAGTACGAGTAGGTCTCTTACTATTCTTTTTATATAAAGCTTGTATTAATTTAATAATCTGTTGAAAGTCCTTATTTTTAAAGAACTTATAATTAAGATTATCAATAATAGAATTTAAGTAAATATCATCTTCGAGACAATTCTTAAAGACTATCTTTTCTAAATAATCAAGATCTATATCTAAGTAATTATTTTCGCTTGTTAGCATGTTCGACAAGAGTATTATAGAAGTAGTCCTCTGATTTGCTATAGTCTTCAGTGACTTGGGTTAGGCCAGGGGAGTCATGTATTACATGAATAGGGGCAGTAGTTAAACGCAAACCAGCTAAATGACAATCTAAACAGAATTTTAAGTCATAATGATGGAAGCCTGTTATATTTCTATCAAACTTTATTTTTGTTTGTTTTATAGATTTTGTTCTTACTGCTAAAAATAATCCATCAAGCAAAATTACCTCTTTAGGTACTTGTCCGAATATTGTCTGACCGTAGTCCTCTTTATTAGTATAATGAGATACTACTCCAGATAAAGACTCTTGTTTACATAACAAGTGCCATAGAGCAGGTTTTTTAACTTGTATATTACTACCGCCTGCTAATCCGACAACATCAAAACCCTTTTTGAATAAATTACGAATACATTTTTGGAAGAATAAGCTATCTATAGATATATCATCATGTACAAACAAAATACAATCATACTTATCTAAAAATTTAGGGGTCAAGTATTTGTTGTAAACAGAACATAGACCGGCAGTATTATTATATGTAACCTTTAAATCGAACTTAGTTATAGTATTATCTTTATGATATTGTAAACTTTTTGCTAACCTTGTATTAGAGAACTCTGTCGCCCCCGCTTTGGTAGCTGTTGCGATTAAAGTCTTCATAAAAAGAACGGTGAGTTACTACTAAAACTATCTACTTTAAAGAACGTATTAGTACTAAAATTACACTCGTATATAACTCCTTGTTCTACTCTCTCATAATCAGGCTTATAAGCAGAACTAAAAGAGGAACC